ATCACTCTAACTAGGCATTATATTATATGTATAAGAAGAGGAGAGATACAATGTTCACCTACGACGAAAATATCTTCAGCGACTTTCACAAAGACGCCTATGGCTTCCGTCCTCGTGAATATCACGAGTTTTGGGACGCTACTCCCGAGCGTAAGCAGGAAATTTGGGACATGGTTGCTGACGATTTCGAATTCGAAATCGAGCGTGAAGCTCGTGAGAAGGTTGTGGACCTTGAGCGCTTCAATGCTCTGCTTGAGAAATTCATGACTTATGGTGCTGCTGATCGCACCACCGCTCTTCGTTGGATGACTGAGGACAGCAAGTTCTACAATGAACAAGATGTAGAGCACTTTGTCTGGAATCAGGGTATTCTGTTTACCGCCGAAGGACGTGCTCTGGTTAAAGAGCTCGTAGAAATTGTCAAGTTTGAGGAGTACGCATAATGTGGTATTGTGAACTTATAAACTTTGGTTTCCGTTATGATTTCAAAACCATGTACGAGGCTGTTAATTATGGCAAAAAAAGCGGGTTCGAATATATAGTTTATGAGGAGTATGCATGATGGGTGCTGTAGTTGGCTGTACTGTGTTTTTTGTAGTATTAATCATCATCACCGCTATCGTAGAAGGATTTAACTGATGTGGGTAGTTGAAGCGCGTAACTACGGTGAGAAGCCTGACTACTGGTATATGAGTGGTCTGACTGAAGAAGAGTCAAAAAAGCGTCATAAGGATCTCTTTAACTCTGGCAAGTGGGCTATGGTACGGAGCTATAAGTATGACGCCTCTTGAAATCTTTGAATACAAACAAAGATGGTTGAGTAAAGGTGGACATGCAGTCCGCCTACACTCAGATCTTCGTGTTCAAGGTAAAGATTGGTGTAAAGTTCAGTTACATAAGCAACAGTGGGATTTTAAGATCTGGTCAGATGTATATGAAGATACCTTCTGGTTTGAGTACGCACAGGATGCTTTGACATTCAAAAATAAATTTAAACAATATGCAGATTTGTAGTTGCACTCACTCTAACTAGGCATTATATTATAAATATCGAAATGATGGAGAAGTGAAAATGGCACATGAAGTAGAAATGATCAACGGTGTGGCTCAGATGGCTTATGCAGGCGAAAAGCCTTGGCATGGTCTTGGCACCGTAGTCAGCAATGATCTGACTCCTGAGCAGATGATGGTCAAAGCCGGTCTTGACTGGACCGTTCACGAAGTTGAGTCGTATATCGACTTCGAAGGTGAGCGTATTGCTACCGGTCAGAAGTCTCTGGTTCGTTCGTCTGACCACAAAGTCCTTACCAATGTTGGTGAAGGTTGGAACCCTGTTCAGAACAGCGAAGCGTTCCAGTTCTTTGCTGAGTATGTTATGGCTGGTGACATGGAGATGCATGTTGCTGGTTCGTTGAAAGAAGGTAAGAACGTGTTTGTTCTTGCAAAGGTCAAAGAATCGTTCTCGATCAACGGTGACGATCAAGTTGATAACTATCTTCTGTTTAGCAATCCTCACGAGTATGGTAAAGCAATTGATGTTCGTATGACTCCTGTTCGTGTAGTCTGCAACAACACTCTGACGTTCTCGCTGCAGTCTGCTTCGAAGAACTTCATGAAGCTGAATCACCGTTCTAAGTTTGATCCTGATCTGGTTAAGCAGCAGATGGGTCTGGCTCATGAGAAGTTTGCTCAGTACAAAGAGATGGCTGAGTATCTCTCGAGCAAGCGTTTCTCGGTTGAGTCGCTCATCCAGTACTATAACGATGTGTTCCCGTACACTCACCGTGATGCAGAAGCTGTTACCAAAGCTGAAGATCTGTCGAAGAATGCTAAGGCTGCGTTCGATGTTCTTTACAATCAACCCGGTGCTCAGTATGCCGAAGGTTCCTGGTGGCAGGCTCTTAACTCGGTCACCTATCTGACCGATCACAAGATGGGCCGCTCGGCTGACTCTCGTATGCAGTCTGCATGGTTTGGTCAGAACCAGAATCGTAAGCTTGTCGCAGTTAACAAAGCAGTGGAGTATGCCAATGCAGCATAAAGATAACAACGACGGTAGCGCTCAACAAGAGCGCTACCACGAATATATTAGACGCAAGACGAAGGAGTTGAATGATGGAATGGATCAACAACAAGAAGGATCCGACTCTACTGGGGAAGAATGCGAGTGTGGAGGAGATTGCGGATGTTCAAAGGATGATTGACAATCTTGTCAAGGACTCTTGCTACGAGGACATGTATACGGTAGTACAGGAAGGTCCTCATATCTACGTTAAGCAAAAAGGGGCGTGAGCCCCTTTACTTATAAATATAGTCATGGTATTAGATAACAACTTTATAAAACGCGCTACTAGGATAACATCTTTTAACCTTACTTCAGCTGACTTTCAGACACTAAAGTATAAGAGAGAGATTCAGTCCTTATATCAGCAGCATATGTTTGGATCTTTCGATCCAGACATGGCATTGGACCGTTTAGATAAAGAAGCGTACAACAAGCTGGTACGTATGCTTAAGAAAGATGACCGAGGTCAGTATGAGAAGCTTCATAACTTACCTCTAAAGGGTGTTGGTCCTTCTGAAGCAGTATTCTTCCTGTTAACATCTAATGGACATCTCGGTGGTGGTTCTAGTGCTGGTGTTGACCTTGTTATGGGTGCCTATAAATACGAATTGAAAGCTGTTAAGTGGAAGAATAAAGCTACAAAAGACTACGTTGCAGACTTCAAGCTGGGTGGTAACATACCAGGTATGACAGCTGTAGAAGCTGATCTGCAGCTGGCTTGTTATGAGAATGGTATTACTCCAGTAAGAGGTGCACCTGAAATCTCTGGTTCTAAGATGGATGCGTTAAAAGAAGCTAATGCAGAGAGATATGAAGGTATTCGTAAACGGTATCAAGAGTTGGCCTATAACTATTATTTTAAAAGTCACGAAGTGGTTTTCATTCAGACAGAAACAAATCAACCTGACTTTGGTGAGATCATTGCTATTAAGAATGTAAAACCAAACGATGTAGAAATGGAACGATACACCAGTAGGTCTATCAAGCCATTAGTAAGGGTATAACAATGGCTGTGCCATCTATGGGTCAGGAGAACTAATGGCAGTAAATAGATATTTAGCAAACACTCATTTAGCAGAAAAAGTAGATATTTCTGAAAAAAGAGTTGTTAATGTAGATTACATACACAAGTTTGGTAGAAATCCAAATGTGGGCGGTGCACCAGAAACTATTTGGATGTATGGTGGAGTTTATTCATATTTGACTTCTCCTTCTACTGTTTATGTTACAAGTGATGATGCTGATGATGCTGCTGCTGGTACAGGTGCAAGAACCGTTACAGTCCAAGGATTGGATGGAAACTATAACAATATACAAGAAACATTAACAGTAGGTGGATCTGTTGGAACAGTAGAATTTTTAAGAGTGTTCCGAGCTTTTGTTGTCGAGTCAGGATCTGTTGGAACAAATGTCGGTACTGTGTTAATTACAACAGGAGCTGGTGGAAGCGGAACAGTATTAGCAGATATTGGCACCATAGGAACTGGATCAACTTTTGGATTAGGGCAGACACAACTTGCTTTATATACAGTTCCAGCACACTGTATTGGATATTTAACAACTTGGAATGTTGGTGTAGGAAGTTATAATGATGCAACTACGGTTTCGTTGTATACTCGAGTATTTGATACTGGATATCAAAGTTTTAGGACAAGAGATATTATGGATGTTCCAGGAGGTTATCACACAAGAAATTTTGATATACCATTGCAAATACCGGAAAAAACAGATATTGAAGTAAGAGCAATTGCTTCTGCTGGTAGCACAATTAGTTCTTCTTTTGATCTTATCTTGGTAAGAAAACGATAATGAACTTTTTAGAATTCATAACCGAACAGAAAAACACTCATATGACGCACATCGAAGATAAGGTTATCTACGGTGGTGTTAAAGGTACACGTCAGGCTATCCTAGCTCTGCGTAGTCTGAGGGACATGTTAGGAGGATCTCATGAAGGAAGTGTTAGCGTTAAGTGGGATGGTGCCCCTGCTATCTTTGCAGGTATCGACCCTACTGACAACGTATTTTTTGTTGCGAAGAAAGGGATCTTCAACAAACGACCCGTGGTTTATAAGACAGAAGCTGATGTTGATTCCGACACTTCTGGTGATCTTAATGCTAAGCTCAAGCTGGCTCTTAAATACTTGCCAGATCTCGGGATTAAGGGAGTTGTCCAGGGTGACTTCTTGTTCGGGCCAGGAGATCTTAAAAGAGCAACTATTGCAGGCCAAAGATACATTACTTTCCACCCTAACACCATAGTATACGCTTTACCTGATAATTCACAGACAGCAAAAGCTTTGAAATCAGCTAAAATAGGTATTGTATGGCATACTACATACACAGGTAGAACTTTTGAATCAATGAAAGCTTCTTATGGTGTAGATGTTACAAGATTTAGAAAATCAAAGAATGTCTGGTCACAGGACGCTATGCTTCGTGATCTAACAAAACTGACTATGAACAAACGTGATACGGAGGCTGTCAATGAATATCTTTCACAAGCTGGTAAATTATTTAACCAAATCTCAGGAACAACTCTTAGACAACTCGAATCTCACCCCGATCTACCCATACTCATTGAAACATTCAATAACAAATACGTTAGACGAGGAGAGATTGTTGGAGATACAAAACGACATGTATCTATGCTCATTAGATGGATCAGGCTCAAGTACGGAAAAGAAATAGCAGCCCGTAAAACAGAAAAAGGTAAAGGAGCTCAAAGAGATAAGTTAAACACTATTCTAGAGTTTTTTTCAGAAGAAAATAAAGATAATCTAAAGCGCATATTTGATTTACAAAAATTAATCGTACTCGCTAAATTAAAACTTATAAATAATCTCAATAAGTTAAGTTCAGTTGATACGTTTGTAAAAACAAGAAATGGTTATAAAGTAACTGGTGAAGAAGGTTACGTAGCAATTGACAGACTTGGTGGTGATGCAGTGAAAATTGTTGATCGTATGGAATTCTCATACAACAACTTTTCACCCGATATACTTAAGGGATGGGATAAACCGGGAAGAAGATAGATGTTTACATTTAAAGAACTTATGGCTGCTCCTATTGAGCAAGACGAAAATATTGATCCAGATGGATACCTACAGTATAGAGCACAGAAAAGACGCCGTGGTGTAGTTGGTGGGACTATTGGTGGTCCTGTTGGCGAAGCAGTAGAACAAAAAGCTGTTTGTGGTTGCGGCCCTGATTGTGAGCATTGTGGTGGTAAGCACCCAATGTCTGACATTGGTGAAGAATGTGAATGCTGTGGTAACGAGATCAAAGCGCCAACAAACGAAGAGACTGTTACTGAAGTCCTTAGTACACAAACTCGTCTTGCTAAATCACGTCAAATGAAGAGATATAAGACTCGCGTCGCTATTGGCCGTAAAAAAGCCTTACAGCGCACCGCGAACAAAGCTGTCATTGATAATAGATCAATGAAGCAAGCTCGTGCGAAAATGTTCAAGAAACTTTCAAAAGGTAAATCCCGTGACGAACTTTCACCTCAGCGTAGAGCAGAGATTGAAAAGCGTCTAGATAAGATGAAACCAAGAATTCAGCGTATGGCTATTAAACTTAGACCACACACTAGAGAGTTAGAAAAACAACGTAAACGTGCGAAGTAATAATAATGATTCACAGATTTAGTCAGTATCTTGTTGAAGAGGCTAAAACCGTTTATTTTACCTTTGGTAGAATGAACCCGCCTACTATTGGTCATGGTAAG